CTTCGCCGAGGTCGTAAAGGTACCGATATTATATACGTTTCTGGTAATCATGATGAAGTATTAAGAAATTTTGGTGATCAATTTTTTGGTAACATTCATATACTGGAACGTTTTATTCATATTACAGTTGATAATAAACCAATATTAGTTATTCATGGTGATCAATTTGATGCTGTAATTAAGAATGCAAAGTGGTTAGCACATCTCGGTTCTTGGGCATATGATTTTGCAATGGCTCTAAACACTATGGTAACAAAAGTTCGTAATTGGTTTGGCTTACCGTATTGGTCTCTCAGTGCTTGGGCAAAGTATAAAGTAAAAGAAGCCGTTAATTTTATTGGTAATTATGAAGAGACTCTTGCTTCATATGCCAAAACTCAAGAAGTTATCGGTGTTGTCTGTGGTCATATTCATCATGCTAATATTGGTGAGTTTAATGGTATTAAATATTATAACTGCGGTGATTGGGTAGAATCTTGTACCGCTATTGTTGAACACTATAATGGTCAATTTGAATTGGTAAGATGGAATGATATTAATAGCAACTGATGCTTGGGAGCCGCAAGTTAACGGCGTTGTGATGACATTAAAAAAGATACAAGAAGAGTGTAATGATGTTATATTCATTACGCCAAATGACTTTAAGTCTTTTCCGTGTCCGTTCTATAAAGAGATAAGATTATCTGTGCCTTTTGGTATTGGTAAAAAGATTAAAGAATTAAATCCAAAATATATTCATATTGCAACTGAAGGGCCGATTGGTCTAGCAGTAAGAAACTGGTGTATTCAAAACAAAAGAAACTTTACCACAAGTTATCATACAAAGTTTCCTGAGTTTTTAGAAGCAATGATTAATGTACCAGCTAACTTAACATATCATTATATGAAATGGTTTCACTCTAAAAGTTCTGCTCTTATGGTGTCAACTGATAGTTTAAAGAAAGACCTAGAAGATCGCGGTTTTATTAATCTTGTAAAATGGACACGAGGTGTAGATACAAATCTATTTAAACCACCAAAGCCAAAAAATTTGAAGGGGCAGATACCAATGCTTCTTTATGTTGGTAGAGTTTCTGTAGAAAAAAACATTGAAGCATTTCTTAATTTGGATATGAAAGCAACAAAGGTTGTTGTTGGTGATGGCCCAGAATTAGAAAGATTAAAACAAAAGTATAGATATGTTAATTTTATGGGTAAGTTATCTGGTAAGAACCTTGCATTTGTATATCAGAATGCGGATGTGTTTGTTTTCCCATCAAAGACAGATACGTTTGGTTTAGTTATTATTGAAGCTCTTGCTTGTGGTACACCAGTTGCTGCATATCCAGTTACAGGACCAATTGATATTCTAACTGATAAAGTTGGTGCAATGGATTGGGATCTTAAAGTTGCTTGTGAAAAAGCAGTCAAACTGAAAAGATCTGACTGCTCTAAGTTCATTAAAGAAAACTATGATTGGAAGAAAACTGCTAAGATGTTTATTGACAATCTAAGAGTTTAATCAGCTTGAAGTTTACTATTTGTTTCTTCAATAACCTTTTTAGGTGCTGATAATTTCTTTTCACCTTTACGGAATTCTGATGCTTTCTTTAAAAGTTCTTCTTGTTCCATTTCACGCAGCATAAGTACTACGTTGACTTTTTGATTCATTCTAATTAAATCATTGTCAAGCATACGGATTCGGTCTATGAGCGCGATAAGTACAACATTGGCATCTGACAACACCGGTTTAATTTCTTTGGTTGCCCAAGTCCATACATAATAAATCATATATCCCATACCGCCAGCAGCTACAATAGGAAAGCCATATTTTGCAATTAGGTCAGCTAGATTACCCATTAATCTCTCCTTGCATCATTTTTGCCATCAGCTCTGGCAATTCTGTCGGTATCCGGTTTAACACCCATAACATTAGAAACTAAAGTATCAATACGGATAACATCATGATTCATAGTTTTAACACGGTTGTCCAAGGCTATAATGATTCCTTTCATACTATTGACGGAACTCATCACGCCAGCAAGTATAAATTTGATTGTAAGGAAAATAAAATATCCCATGGCACAAGCCGCGGCAATAGGAAAGCCGACATCTGAAATCAACTTAAATATAGAATTAACGTCCATGTCACACCTTTTTGTTGACTTTTTAACACAAAGTATTTATAGTATATAAGAACGAGGAGAAGAAAATGATGTCACAGATCCAGGTAACTAAACGCGACGGTAGTAAGGAATCTTTAGATCTTAATAAATTCCACAAAGTTGTGTCCTGGGCTTGTGAAGGTATCAATGGAGTTTCCGAATCTGAAGTAGAGATTAAATCTCATATTCAGTTCTATGATGGAATCAAAACAGCCGATATTCAGGAAACTCTTATTAAAGCTTCTGCTGATTTGATTTCAGAAGATACTCCTGGTTATCAATATGTAGCCGGCCGTCTTATCAACTATCATCTAAGGAAAGAAGTTTATGGTACTTTCGACATTCCTGATCTTCTCACTCATATTCGTAATATTGTGGATGCTGGGTACTATGATAAAAGTATTCTTGATTGGTATTCTGGAGCTGACATTAATGCTCTTAATCGCTATATTGATCACACACGCGATTTTAACATTGCCTATGTAGGTATGGAACAGTTCCGCGGAAAATACTTAATTAAGAATAGATCAAATGGTAAAATCTTTGAAACGCCTCAGATGGCATATATGCTTATTGCTATGGTGTTGTTTAGAAACTATGGCGGTGATCGTACTAAGTGGGTAAAGGATCTATATGATGCAACATCTAATTTCGAAATTTCGCTACCAACTCCTATCATGGCAGGTTTACGTTCTCCTCAAAAGCAGTTCAGCTCGTGTGTTCTTATCGAAACAGATGACTCACTTGATTCCATTAATGCAACAGCTTCCGCGATTGTTAAGTACGTTAGTCAAAAAGCTGGTATTGGCATTAGTGCTGGTCGTATTCGTGCTCTCGGCTCTCCTATTCGCGCTGGGGATACTACACATACTGGAGTTATTCCCTTTTACAAACACTTCCAAAGTGCGGTTAAGTCTTGCTCGCAGGGAGGTGTCCGTGGCGGTGCAGCAACTTTATATTACCCTATCTGGCACTTGGAAGTAGAAGACCTACTAGTTCTCAAGAACAACAAAGGCACAGAAGACAATCGTATCAGAGGACTCGACTATGGTGTTCAATTCAATAAAGTCATGTATGAAAGACTATTGGCGGGAGGGAATATTACTCTCTTTAGCCCTCATGATTGTCCTGATCTCTATGATGCATTCTTTGTCGATACTGAACAGTTCAGAGTTCTCTATGAAAAGTATGAGCGTACAACAAAACTCAGAAAGAAGTCAATCCCTGCCATTGAGCTCTTTTCAGCTTTTATGCAAGAGCGAAAAGACACAGGAAGAATTTACCTGCAAAATGTTGACCATGCCAACGATCACGGATCCTTCATCAAAGAACTAGCACCAATCAAACAGTCTAATCTTTGCTGCGAAATTGATCTTCCTACAAAGCCACTTAATGATATTAATGATCCAAATGGAGAAATTTCACTATGCACACTAGCTGCTATCAATTGGGGAAAGATTCGTGATCCTGCTGACTTTGAACGTCCTTGCACTCTTGCTGTACGTGCTCTTGATGAGCTTTTGGATTACCAAGACTATCCAGTCCTTGCGGCTAGAAACTCAACGATGGCAAGACGTCCTCTTGGCGTTGGAATTATCAATCTTGCATATTGGCTTGCTCGTAATGATCTATCTTATCAGTACATCGACGCCGATGGGTTAAACAAACTACATGCTTTCACTGAAGCATGGTCTTATTATTTGATCAAGGCATCTATCGATCTTGCAAAAGAGAAAGGTGCATGTCCTAAGAGTGGAGAAACAAAATATGGACAAGGCATCTTCCCTATTGATACTTACAAAAGAGATGTTGATGAATTGGCTTCCCCGCAATACCGTTTTCCGTGGGGGGTATTGGCTGATGCAGCAAGGACCTATGGAATCAGAAACTCAACGCTCATGGCGCTTATGCCATCAGAGACATCTGCGCAGATTAGCAATGCTACAAACGGAATCGAGCCACCGCGCTCTCTTGTTTCAGTTAAGCAATCAAAAGATGGGGTATTAAAACAAGTTGTACCAGAAGTTCGGAAACTCAAAAACAAATACGACTTGCTTTGGGATCAAAAGTCACCGGAGGGTTATCTTAAAATCTGCGCCATCCTTCAAAAGTTTATTGATCAAGGCATCAGTGTTAACACCTCGTACAACCCGAAGTTCTATGAAGACGAAAAAATCCCAATGTCTGAAATGATTGGACACCTTCTAATGTTTTATAAGTATGGTGGCAAGCAATTATATTATTTTAACACCAATGATGGTGCTGGTGAATATGAAATGCCTTCTCTTGCCGCAGGTACCGTCAATGACGAAGATTGCGAAAGTTGTAAAATCTAATGCCAATGTTATTTAAAACATATGTTGCGCCAAGCGACATACACGGTCTTGGTTTACGAGCAAAAGAACGTATTCCAAAAAATTCTTTATTTTGGAAACATGATCATTTGATTGATGGTTGGATAGATATTAGAAGTGCAGAAAAACACGGGTATAGTACATTCTTAGAAAATGTAGATTACTTCTATTGCTATGATAGATCACTTGATCTTTACATACGTCATGCAGATACTATCATATTCATAAATCATTCTGACAAACCAAACTTAACTAGTCCAACGAAGTATATGCATATAAGCAATAAAGATATAGAAGTTGGCAAAGAACTTACACTAAATTATAGAGATATTTGTGATGATGGTTGGCAAACTGTGGAGAAAATAAATGGCAGATATTCAGAGAATTGATCCCCCTTTACCGTTGATGACGCCGAAGGGAAGAGCTATTGCACACTGGATGATTTGGAGTGGACCTGAAAATGATATATTCTGGGTTTGTTTTCAAGATGATACTGGTGAATGTTGGACTTGGGAAAATGCTGAGATTCGTTCTCGACAAAATAGAACACTAAGACGTAACAATATTTCCTTTTTAGAAAAAGATGAAAAGTAATGTATTCAGTTTTCGATTCAAATAATAAAAAAGATGCAACACAGGTCAAAGCATTCTTTGATGATGCTCCAACCATTGCACGCTATGATAAACAGAAGTATGCATGGATTGAAAAGCTTACTGACAAACAACTTGGTTTCTTTTGGAGACCAGAGGAAGTTGATATCTATAAAGATGCAAAAGACTTTAAGGATCTGACTGTACATGAGCAACACATCTTTACAAGCAATCTCAAACGACAAATCCTCCTTGACTCTGTGCAAGGAAGAGCACCAACAGTTGCATTTGGACCAATCTGCTCTTTGCCAGAGCTCGAGACATGGATTACGACTTGGGCTTTCTCAGAGACCATTCACTCCAGATCTTATACGCACATCATTAGAAACATATACTCAAACCCATCTAAGATCTTCGATGAAATAATGGATATCCCTGAGATTGTAGAATGTGCTGGCGACATTAGTAAGTATTATGATGATTTGATTTGGTGGAATAATTTACCAAAGAATCAATATGAAAGAGATACAGAATACAAGCACAAGAAAGCTCTCTGGCTTGCTCTTATGTCTGTTAATATCCTTGAAGGGGTTAGATTCTATGTATCGTTTGCGTGTTCGTGGGCGTTTGCAGAAGTCAAAAAGATGGAAGGGAACGCAAAGATCATTAAGTTCATTGCTAGAGACGAAAACCTTCACTTGGCTGGAACACAGCAGCTACTCAAGGCGCTTATTAAAGAAGATGAAGAGTTTGCTAAGATTGCCGAAGAAACACGACAGGTTTGCATTGATCTGTTCGTTGACGCTGTTAACCAAGAGAAGCGTTGGGCAAATTATCTATTCCGTGACGGGTCGATGGTTGGTCTTAACGAGGCGCTACTCTCAGAATATATTGAATGGATTGCAAACAAAAGAATGACTGCTGTTGGTCTTCCTACACCATATAAAGGTGGCAGTAATCCATTACCTTGGACACAAAAGTGGATTAGCGGTAGTGAAGTTCAAGTTGCACCACAAGAAACTGAAATTACTAGTTATATAAATGGTGGTGTGAAGAAAGATGTTACCACAGATACCTTCAAAGGATTTTCACTGTAATTAAGGAAGAAAAAAAAATGAACCAGTTTATTTGTCACTCTTGTGAAGCAGAATACGAAATTGTTCACGAAATTGATACCGATCCTCTTTATTGCCCTTTCTGTGGTGAATTAAATCTTCCTGATATGGAGGATGATGAAGAAACAGAGTATGATGACGAGTAATAAATAAGGGGAAAGGATCCCCTTATGACATATGAAAATCCGTGGGTATATAATGGCCAGATTGTTGATTCTGAATTAGTTGACAATTACGTTGGCTTTGTATATAATATAACTAATCTTTCGGACGGGCGTCAATATATCGGAAAGAAGCTTTTGAAACGTTCCAAGACTAAGCAAGTTAAAGGAAAGAAAAAGCGCTTCCAGGTTGAATCAGACTGGAAAGAATATTACGGCTCAAATAAAGACCTTATTGATGATAAGGAAAAACTTGGAATGTTTAATTTCAAGCGAGAGATTTTGTACCTTTGTAAATCCAAAGGTGAATGCAATTATTTTGAAGCCAAATTACAGTTCGAAAAAGATGTACTTTTGAGTGAGATGTGGTATAATAATTGGATTATGGTCAAGGTACATAAGAAACATGTAGGAAAGATTAATGTCCACGTGGTGAAATAGGTAAACACAGGAGACTTAAAATCTCCCGCTTCGGCTTGTCGGTTCGATTCCGACCGTGGACACCAACATTTAAGGATGATATGTCAAAACGGTTTCTAGAACATAAAATTACAAATCTTCCAATCTGCATTGATTTAGTCAATAATTATGAACAGATCAAAAAAGAGGTTGTTGCGTTTTGTAATAGTCCAGAAGCATTGATTGATTATCCAAATTATCCAGTAGTTGGTTATGAAAAAATATATGAAAACTATTGGAAAGCAGCTCCTCTCTCAAAGTTTAAAGATGAGTATATTGAACTCAGAGGATCAGTAGAACAACAAAAACTATTATCTAATTTAACATTAAAAGCTCGAGCTGCTTGTCCTACTATTGTTAAATGTATTAGTGAACTTGAAGAGCAAGGTAAGTTAGCAAATAGTTTTATTAGTCGTCTTCTTCCAGGTACGATAATTAATCCACATTATGGATGGTCTAATAAATGGTTGAGAGTTCATCTTGGTCTTGTTTGTGATCCAGATTGTAAAATTACAATAGGTAATCACATTAAAGAAACAAGAACTTGGGAAGAAGGAAAGTTATTAGCTTTTTATGATGGTGGACAATGGCCACATGGTGTAAAGCATGAAGGTACTAAAGAAAGAATAATACTATCAGTTGATATTGATGTGTTCTATATCAAAGAGAAACTAAATGAAACAGTTTAATTTAGATGAAGTCAAAGAATACATCCAAAACAGTTCAGAAACAACATCGATCTATATCGGTGCAGACTCGGAAAGATACCGTGGCCGTGATGATCTGTGGCATGCTTCTTATACTGTTGCCATTGTTATACATATGGATTCTTCACGAGGTTGTAAAGTATTCGGTAAAGTTTCGACAGAAAGGGACTACGATAACCGACACGATCGTCCCGCGCTCCGATTGATGAATGAAGTCTATAGAGCTTCTGAAATGTATCTTGAGTTGGCCGATGTTATCGGTGACCGTCATTGTGAAGTTCATCTAGATATTAACCCAGATATGATTCATGGTTCATCTTGTGTTGTACAACAAGCTATCGGTTATATCCGTGGTACTTGTAATGTCGTCCCAATGGTTAAACCAGATGCATTTGCTGCTTCATATGCAGCAGATCGGCTCAAGGAAATCCTTGCAGCCTAAAGCGCGAGTAGCTTAAAGGTGAAGCCGGCCGCTCATAACGGTCTGAGTGTAGGTTCGAGTCCTACCTCGCGCACCATTTCACCACAAAGGAGTATATTATGGCACATCCTCATAAAAACCGCCCACGTAAAGGACGTCGTAAAATTGGCTCAAGAAAGCGTAAAGCACGCCGCCTCAAAGGTAAGAAGCGGTAATATAGTACTAATTTGCGGTGTCATGTTTCTTTCTGGTTGTGCTACTGTTAAGGCCGATGCCGACGGTAAGATAACTAAAAGTTACCATGGCACCGCAACTTGGTATCAATGTTGTAAGAAAACTGCCTCAGGTGAAATATTCAATCCGAATAAATACTCTGTAGCCCATCGTACTTTACCTTTTGGTACGATGTTAAGATTAACGAATGTGAAAACTGGTAATACTATTGATGCTGTCGTGAACGACCGTGGACCATTCGTTAGGGATAAAGAACTAGATGTCTCACGTGGTGGGGCTCAGGCATTAGGGTTTTTCCATAGTGGAACAGCCAAATTGCTAATCCAAGTTCTTGACAGGAGAAAATGAAATGTATAAGGTAATTTTAGCAGCCACGGTTGCAGTAGGTGCTTTAATAGCATCTTCAATCGTAGAAGCAAAACCAACTTCTACAGAAAAACCAGTTATACAACAAACTGTAAAGAAGAAAGTTGTACAGAAAAGAAAAAAGAAAGTGGTTCAAGCAGCTAAGGTTGCACCAGAACACAATCCTTTTCTTAAGAACAATTCGGTTTTTTCAAGTTCACATGAACAAAGTTCATCTGAATACTGGGCTCAAGAAAGAGCTCGTGAACAGATCTTAGCTAAAAATGTTGAACCACCAGTTAGAACAAAAGTAGCACTTTCACGTGATCAAAAGCGCCGTGAAATTGTTAAACATTGTGTCTGGTTTATTTGCACAGAAACTGAAGTTACTAAGGATGTGGTTGCTGAAGCAAAGAAGTGGGAAGGTAAGCATGCTAAGAAAGATAAGCAAGAGTTAAAGAAACTATTTGCTGAAACAGGTCAAGGTCCGGTTGATCCTGTAAATATTCCATGGTGTGCAGCATTTGCTAATGCCATTCTTCGTCGTACCGATGTTGAAGGAACTGACTCACTTAGAGCTCGTTCATTCCTTACTTGGGGTGTTAAAACAAAAGATCCAAAAGAAGGTGACGTTGTTGTTCTAGCCCGTGGTAATGATGGCTGGTCAGGTCATGTTGGTTTTTTTATGGGTTATGAATGGTATGAAGGCGTGAAGTATGTAAAAGTACTTGGCGGTAATACTGACAAATCAGTTCAAGTTGGTCTTTATCCAGCAAGTAAAGTTATTGGATATAGAACCTACGCATAATTTTTGAAAGTTTTATAATGAGATATAATTGGGTATGGTGGACAGAATGGTTATCAACCGCAATATTAATTTACGGTTGTATACTTAATGCATTAAATGTATACCCAGAAAATATCTATTGGTGTTTGGCTGGTAATTTTGGGTGGGCAATTGTAGCCATTTCATGGCGTAAATGGTCTTTATTAGTTATTCAAGCTGTGGTGTCGGCTATCTACATTGCAGGAGTGTATAATACATGGTAAGAAATGATAAAAATAAAATACAACCATTTCTACGGTTCACAAGAAAAGTACGACTTACAACTTGTCAAGCTTTCTCTTGATCAAGAAAACTTATCTGAAATTGAGGCACTCGAGAACGGATGGCTTATTCATAATAAAGAATGGTATCCTTGTAGAAGTACACGTTTAAATGTGGATGAATATAAATCAATAGTTAAGTTACCAGATACTATATCACACGAGTTTATAAGTTACGATCTGGATCCAATTTATAAGATATACAAAGAATATAAAGATTATAAGAACTATCAAGAAGATTTTAATATTTTTACGGATCCAGATCGTTCCATTTGGTTGGTTATAAAAGATGAAGGCATACCGGTTGCTTTCACAAAGTTTATTAGATACCAAGAAGGACTAGAAAGTCAATTTACCTGTTGGAACTATCATAAACCAAAAATGCAACTTGGTAAAGGTATAATTGATATTGAAATAAGATATGCTAAAACTCTTGGGTTAAATCATCTTTATATCGGTCAAGGATATGAAAAAGGTAGTATATTCAAATCTAAATATTCTGGGTTTGAATGGTGGACTGGTAATAAGTGGTCTAAAGATATTAACATGTACAAAGAATTATGTACTCGTGATTCGGATATAAATACTCTTGAAGATTTAACGAGAGCTTATAATGCCACATATTTCCCATAGAAAAACATCAGCCAAACCTTCTGCGCAAATCAAGGAGATCATGATGGATCCTAGATTTATTGCAAGAGTGGCTAAAGCATCTTCTACTCCAATTATTAAGAAATATGATATTCCATATCTTGGTGGTTACTCGGATGACGGAAAGAAAGTCTATATTGACCGCCATTTAAACTGCAGATTTAAAGGCAAGGATATTTCCAAGTTTATCCGTATACATGAAGTTTCTGAAAAAGCAGTATTGGATCTTTTTGGTTTGGATTATCAACATGCCCATAAAGTTGCAAACCATATGGAAAAGCAAGCAGTAGAAAAGGAAGGTCTGAATTGGATCCAATACTGTGATCATTTAGATCCTTATATTAAGCAAGTTTCCAAAGAACATCTTAATTCAATTCCTCATGATTTGGATTTAACTCCATACGAAGATGAGAAAGACAGAAGATTACTTTCCACACTAGGAAAGAAACTTCGTGAACAATTTGATTTACAAGAGACAAAAATTAGTTTAGAATACCATAATGAACTAAATACAAAACTTTGGAACGGGTTTAAGCTTAAGCCAGAAGTAAGAGAAAAACTACTGGATTTTGGATATGCCTGGTCAGACTTTGCTAAGATTCCAAGAAACTATATTCTTGATATCATTATGACTGGTGGAAATGCCAATTATAATTACACAGCAAAGTCTGATATTGATGTTCACATTGTTATGGATCGGTATGCATTTGCCCCAGGAACACCAAGGGAACTTATTGATGAATATTTCCAGGACAAGAAAGTTCTATGGACCCTTACGCACAACATCAACATACTTGGCTACTCCCTTGAGCCCTATGCACAAGACAACGTGGACAGATATCCAGCAAACCAGGGAGTGTATTCCCTCTCCCGTGATAGATGGATACAATTCCCGAATAAGGGAAGCTATAACTTTAAAGACGATCCAGGTCTCAAAAGAAAAGTTCTTTTCTATAAGCGTATGATTGATCAGGCAATTAAAGATAAAATGGATATAGATTCCATTCGTGATATTAAGGCAAAGATTAGAAATATGAGAGGTGCCGCTATTCAAAAAGGTGGTGAATTCTCATTTGAAAATCTTGTCTTTAAAGAACTACGTAACCGTGGTTACCTAGATAAAATGAATCGTTATGAACAATCCCTAAAAGATAAGTCTCTTAGTCTCTGATATATAAAAGGTGTGAAATGAATCTACACAGTGATCTTGAATTGGAAGTAATGTTCGATATGTATATCAATGGTTATGATCCTTCCAATAAAGAAGATATTATTGCTTATTGGAGTGAACGTCTATGAATTTTGGTCATGTAGTTATCTGGTCAAAGCCAGACTGTCCTTATTGTGTTAAGGCAAAGAATGTACTGCGGAACGCAAGCATTCCATTTGAAGAGAAGATGTTGAACGTGGACTTCTCTCGCGAGCAACTTCTAGAAACCTTCCCAGAAGCTAAAACTTTTCCTGTCGTTGTAGTTGACGGATTCCACATTGGTGGTTATAATATGTTACAGGCTAAACTTGATGAGCAGTTCAACAATACTCAAAAACTTCTTAATGAATAGGTGATAAGATGACACAGAAGATTATTCCGTATGAAAGACAGCCACTTATTAATGATCTCAAGCAGCACATCTGTGAGGTTCATTTTACTAAAGTAAATGGTGAACAACGTAGGATGCGTTGTACATTGGACCCAAGTAATATTCCTGTTCCAATGGATCCTGTTTACATGGATGAGCAGCACAAGAAGAAAGAAAACGAAGACATTATTGCTGTATGGGATCTTGAGGCCCAAGGTTGGCGCTCATTCCGTGTTGCAAATGTAATCTACGTTCAAGAACTTGCAGGCGGCTAACATGACTAAATTGGTTATGGTGGAGACGTTGTCTCAGTTTCGTCATCGTTATGTTGTTGAGATACCAGATGATTCTTATGATTTTGTAGCATCTGATTATATACTATATAATGATGATGCAAAAGAAATGAGTCAGCATCATCTTGGTGAAATAGAATTTTCAAAAAGAGAAATCACCAAAGAAGAATATATAAAACTATTCAATGAAGATAATGATTATCTTGTTGGATGGTTAGAAGACAATAAACTTGCACAAATTAACAAACTTACTAAGGAGACTGAATGAAATGGCATACTGGGGTTATCATCTAATTCTTGACTGCGCTGATTGTGACGCACATGCAATCAATGACTATGACACTATCTATAATTTTACAAAGCAGCTCGTCAATGATATTGACATGGTTGCATATGGTGAACCTCAGATTGTTAGCTTCGGTAGCGGCAACAAAGCTGGTTATTCACTTGTTCAGCTTATTGAAACCTCAAACATTTCTGGCCACTTTGTACCAGATGATCTTGCTGGTGGTAATGCTGTATACCTTGATGTATTCTCTTGCAAGCCATATGATCAACAGATTGTCATTGGTCTTGTTGCCAAGTACTTTGGTGCAAAGAGCATTCGTCCTAACTTCCTAACTCGACAGGCCTAACATGCTTGAACGTGATAAAGGTTACATTATTGGTTTTACCTGTAGTGCTTTTGACCTTCTTCATCCGGGCCATATTGCAATGCTTCGTGAATGCAAAGAGTATTGTGATTATTTGATTGTAGGATTACACGTTGATCCTACAATTGAACGTGTGAAGGCAAAACAAAAGCCGGTTCAATCTGTATATGAAAGATATGTACAACTTAGCGGATGTAAATATATCAATGAAGTAATTCCTTATGAAACTGAATCTGATCTAATTAATCTTTTGGCAACACAACCGATTGATGTTAGATTTGTTGGTGAGGAATATAAAGATATATATACCACAGGCCAAGATATTTGTGAAAAGCGTGGCATTAAACTTATCTATAATGAACGCAAGCATACTTGGAGTTCAACTGATTTGAGAGGTCGTCTGTAATGAGTTTTGTTGAGCAATACTTTAATGAAGTAGTAGAAATTGCAAAGAATGTCTTTGTCAACAAAATAGAGGAAGCAGTCAGTGTACTCAGAACTACTAGGGATATCAGCGAAGGCAGGGTTTTTGTATTGGGAGTCGGTGGGTCCGCTGGCAATGCCTCACACATGGTCAACGACCTACGTAAGCTTTGCGGCATTGAAGCTTACTGCCCTACAGATAACGTACCAGAGCTCACTGCTAGAACTAATGATGAAGGATTTAACACCGTATTTGAAGAATATCTCCGGGTCTCTAAATTCAACTACAAAGACACCCTCTTCATTCTATCCGTCGGCGGCGGTGATGAAGAGCGGAATGTGTCAGTAGGACTTATTAAGGCAATCAAGTATGCAAGAGCAAAGGATGCCACCTCGATTTGTATTGTTGGAAAGTCTGACGGCTATGCTGCTAAGCATTGCGACACTGTTATTGTTGTTCCTGCTGTAGAACCTTCACGTATTACCCCACACAGTGAGGCATTTCAAGCCGTTATTTGGCACTGTATCATCTCACATCCCAATCTACAAATCAATAAGACAAAGTGGTAAAAGCAGTATTTTTTGATCGTGACGGCGTATTAAATGAACTTGTTGAGAGACCAAATGGTACAAAAACTGCCCCTTGGAATCTTGACGAGTTCAAACCAATACCTGGTGCAACCACCGCAATTGAATTAGTAAAAGATCTTGGCTACAAAGCCTATTGTGTAACCAATCAACCAGATGTTGATGATGGATTGCTTCCTCAAAGATATTTAAATATAATGATGCAATATTTTATGGACCAAGGACTGAATGATGCTTTGGTTGCTTATGAACGTGGATCAGCTTGGTATAAACCAAATAATGGTATGCTTGAAACATTGATCAAAAAGAACAAGATAAATAGAGATATAAGCTATATGATAGGTGACACTTGGAAAGACATTGTTGCTGGTCACAAATCAAAATTAAATACCATATATATTGGTAAGAACTACAAACCCCAAGAAAAATACAATAACATACATCCTGATTACATTGTTGGCAGTGTATTAGAAGCTGCCTGTCTTATTGAGGAGCTACATAAAGATGATTAAGTTATATGCCGACGGTGCCGATATGGATGGCATCATTAATGCGGCAAGAGATTCTTCCATTTCTGGTTTTACAACCAACCCAACATTAATGAGAGCAGCTGGTATAACTAATTACACTGAATTTGCTAAGCGTGTCATTTCCTTTCTGGCAGACAAGCGCGAAGATACAAATCTCAGTCTTGAAGTATTTGCAGATGATCCAGTAAATATTCTGCGTCAAGCACGACTCATTGATTCATGGGGTGAAGAATACAATTATCCTGTCTATGTAAAGATTCCTGTTATGCATACAGACGGTACATCAACAGCACCAATTATTAATCAGTTGAGTTCAGAAGGTATCAAGGTCAATGTAACTGCCGTCTTTACTGTTCGTCAGATTGAAGAGACTATTGATGCTCTTGTCAGAACAACTCCTTCCATTATCTCTGTCTTTGCTGGTCGTATTGCCGATGTCGGTGTTAACCCACGTGATATTATTTCTCGTGGTATTTTATACTATGACTCTATTAGAGAAGTTGATGACAAGGTAGAATTCCTCTGGGCAAGTTCACGCGAAGCTCATAATTATATCTGTGCTCAGGAATGCGGTTGCGATATTATCACTATGACACCTGATCTTATCAAGAAAGTCAAAGGCTTCGGAAAAGATCTTACACAATTCTCAAAAGAAACATGTGAAATGTTTTATAACGATGCTCTCAAGTCGGGGTTTGCAATATGAGTGGTTTTGAAGAAAATGAAGTTTCAGTTAATGCAAATGGTGGTACTGAAATTGCCAAGCGTAAACTTCAATCTATAATTGATCCTGAACTTCTGGATAATTTCCAGATTGTTTGTTCTCGTCCTCGTGATCTACAAAAGGATAAGCTCAGAGTATTCTGGGCACATGATCTTGCAGAAGATCCAGAGTCAAAGAAGTTTCAGGATAAGAAGTTTCAAGATTCTTTCCATAAGTTTGTATTCATTTCTAACTGGCAGTATCAACGCTATCAGTTGATGCATGGTTTGGGTTACAATACAAAGTCTATTGTTCTTGAGTCAGGTATTGAACCAGCACCTGAGAATGTACATGAGATGAAGGACAATGAAAAGATTCGTATTGTCTATACATCAACACCACAGCGCGGTCTTGAACTTCTTGTTCCAGTCTTTGCTAAGTTGGCAGAAACAAATCCAGATATCCATCTTGATGTATTTTCTTCTTTCAAGATCTATGGTTGGGACAAAATGGATGAGCAATATGAACCACTGTATGAACAGATTCGTAATCATCCACAAATGACATATCATGGTTTTGTTCCTAATGAAACTGTTAAGGAGCATTTGAACAAGTCACATATCTTTGCTTACCCATCACTTTGGTTGGAAACATCATGTCGTGCAATGCTTGAAGCAATGTCTGCAGGTCTTGTCTGTGTTCACCCAAATGCTGGTGCTCTTTCTGAAACATCAGGTGGTTTGAATATGATGTATCATGGTGATTGGGATGATATTTCACATCACGCAAATATCTTTATCAACCATCTCAATGCAGCCATTAGCTTTGTCAGAGAAAAGAACCATATGCCAATGGTAAAGTTTAATAAGGTGTTTGTTGATAGTCGTTACAACATCGAGCGAATCAAAGGTCAGTGGGAAGTAATGCTTAAGGATCTTATCTTTAAGAATCCTACTATTGAATCCCGTGACTTTCCCAGACAGCAGTTTGTTTATAGGACAATTACAAACCAATGATCCTTTCAAAAACACCACTTCGTATTAGTTTCTTTAGTGGCGGCAGTGATATGCCTACTTTTTATAAAAAAGAAAAAGGTGCTGCTCTTTCCGTCACTATTGACAAATACATTTACGTGATGGTACATAAGACTCCACATCTGGGTATTAAAATTATGTATGATACCATTGAAGAATTTCCAGATGTGGAGCAAATGCAACATACAATTACCAAGGAATCATTAAAGCACTTTGGTGTTGAAAAAGAAGTTACAATTGCTTCAATTGCTGATATCCTTGCTAAAGGTTCTGGTCTTGGATCATCATCAGCATTCACACTTGGTCTTGTGAATGCATTGGCCAATCCAGATGTACATAGTTCATTGGTAAGCAGAGAATATCTTGCCCAAACTGCTTATATGATTGAACGTGAGTTGTGTAAGTATCCTGTTGGCAAGCAAGATCAATATGCATCAGCTTATGGTGGAATGAATCTTTTTGAATTCCATAAAGATGATTCCGTTGACATTAAACCAATGACGTATAACCGTGAAACATGGTGTAAGTTTGAAGAACGGTTGCTTCTTGTTTATTCCGGTCGTGGTCGTAATGCCAATTCTATTCTACAAAAACAATCGGCTGCAATGAGTGATGAAACCAAGTTTAATCTTGTTAAAGCATCACGTGACAAAGCATATGTTGGTGCTAGATATCTCAAGGAAGGTAAGCTTGATGATTTCGGTACTCTTTTACATGATGCTTGGATGGATAAGAAAGCCGTTGAAACTTCTATCACCAATGAATATTTTGATGGTATCTATAATAGAGCCCTAGAAGCCGGTGCTTTTGGTGGAAAGCTATTGGGTGCCGGTGGTGGTGGGTTTTTCCTATTCTATGTAAATCCGGCAAACCGCCAACGTGTTATTGACATAATTACCGACGGAACCGAGTGCAAGGTATACGATTTCCGGTTTACGGAATATGGTAGTCGCATAGCAACTAATTGCTAATAAATATGGTTGACATTTCACGTGTCGTAAGGTATTATTAACGAATGGGCAACGTAATTCAATTTCCTGGTATTAACAAAAATCCTTCTGTGATCCAGAAGGAAAAGATAGCAACAGACATGAGTACGGTAAAGTTTAACCACATTCATGAAACTCTACAGATACTTATTCCTAAACTGTTTAATGATATCTCATTGGCTGGGTTTGATGTAGTTCCTGAAGAAGAGAGCGACAATGAAAATCTTAAAGACAGTGCTATGATAGTAGAATCAATCCGATCCATACTGTGCAAGTACTATGAGATTAAACACCCGATCCAAGAAATATCCCAGTCTTTCTTCATCGAAGGTGAAGACGGAACTATTTCTGTTACCAAACATTTAGATCTCAATCTCGAGGACTATGAAGAGGATCAGCCTTTCTTGGCTGAATAAATTATGATTATTGTTGATCTGTCACAGGTTATGCTTTCCAATCTTATGGTTCAGATTGGTAACCACACAAATGCAAAAATTGAAGAGAACATGGTTCGTCACATGGTTCTTAATTCTCTTCGAAACTACCGCAAAAAGTTCTCTGACGAATATGGTGAAATTGTCATTGCATGTGACAACACCAATTACTGGCGTAAAAAGTTCTTTCCTTATTACAAAGCAAACCGCAAAAAGAGTCAAGAAAAATCCGAATTGGATTGGAAAGCTATCTTTGAATGCTTGAATAAGATCCGCCAGGAACTTAAAGATTATTTCCCTTACCGTGTTATTGATATTGAATCTGCCGAGGCCGATGATATCATTGCAACACTTGCAGAAAACTATGGTCAGTTTGCCGATGATGATGTTCTCATTCTTTCTGGTGATAAAGACTTTATTCAGCTGCATGTTCATTCACATGTTAAACAATATGATCCAGTTCGTAAGAAGTGGATTACTCATAGCAACCCAAAACAATATCTTAAAGAACATGTTCTAAAAGGAGACTCGGGCGATGGTGTTCCTAACGTACTTTCTTCTGATAATTGTTTTGTTACGGGCGAGCGCCAGCGACCTCTGACACAAAAGAAAATTGATGCACTTATTGAACAGGGTGAGAATATTACAGATGAAATCATCAAGCGTAATTATTATCGTAATCGTGAATTGATTGATCTGTCCTATATCCCACAAGAGATCAGAGCAAAGATTATTGAGTCATATGAGGCACAAACTGACAGAGGCCGTGACAAAATGTTCAACTATTTTATTGACAACAAACTTAAACATCTAATGGAACATATTTCGGAGTTTTAAATGATTATTGGTGTAGCAGAATTTCTTGATAAAGTAAGTAAGTTAAAGAAGCGTGAGGAAAAAGTCAACGCATTGAGAAACAATAATACGTTTCCTGTGCGCACTGTTCTTCAGGGTGCATTTGATCCACGTATTAAATGGTTGTTGCCTGAAGGTATTCCTCCTTACAAAGTAAACGATCTTGTTGATCAAGAAAATGTATTGATTAGAGACTCACGTAAGTTGATTTATTTTGTTGAAAATAGTGGCCATAATCTCAAGCCACTTAAGCGTGAGACAATGTTTGTTGAATTCCTTGAGTCGTTGGCACCAAAAGATGCTGAATTGATTCTTGCAATTAAAGATAAGAAGTTACCTTTTAAAGGTATTACAGAAGACATTGTTCGCGAAGCATTTCCAGAACTATTTCCAGCCCAGGAGACTAAAAAGTAATATGAAGAAGCGTCGTTATAACATCGAGGACCGTGATTATCTTGATGAAGAAAACTTTGCAATGGATGCCCGTAAAATTAAAGACAAACGCAAAGAAAAACGCTTTGACCGAGCATTAAAAACACTTGATGTGGATGCTCTTACAGCTGAAGAAGGTTTAGATCCTCTGGATATTGAAGATGATATCTGGACTGATGAATGGGACAATCAATACGAACGATAAACAAGAAAGTTAACAAATGCCGACATATCGCTTCCTAAATACAAGTACTGGTGAAGAGTTTGAAGAGTTTATGAGTATTTCAGCTCTTGATCAGTATCTAAATGATAACCCTAACATCAACCAGTTAGTTAACGGAGCACCTACTATACATTCTGGAAGAGGTTTGAAAAAGCCTGATGCAGGATTCCGTGATCTTCTAAAGAATATCAAAAAGCATCATTCCAAAGGTATCAGTAAAAGCACCGTTAACACTTTTTAAAAAGTGATTTTAATGAGTGCAATAACAAAAAGACTAACAAGAAAACAAAGAAGAATTCTAGAGCAAAATCCAAGAAATGAGGAAAATAATTTAAAGTTAAACTTTCGATTGAAACAAATTGAACCATTAACGGATAATCAAAGGAAAACTTTTGAGTACTACAGTCAAGGCAAAAACCTCCTCCTCCACGGAATCGCAGGAACAGGTAAGTCGTTCTTGTCCATCTACTTGTCCCTTGCCACAATATTATCAGAGAACAGTAGATACAAAAAACTTGTCATCGTTAGGTCTGTTGTACCAACAAGAGATATGGGGTTCCTCCCAGGAAACAACAAAGAAAAATCCAAAGTCTATGAAGCACCGTACCAAGCAATCTTCACAGAACTTTTTGAACGAGGGGACGCTTATGAATACCTTAAGCAAAAAAATGTTGTCGATTTCATCAGTACTTCTTTCATACGTGGTATTACTCTCAATGATTGCATTATTGTGGTTGACGAGATTGCCAACATGACACTTCACGAGCTTGACTCAGTCATTACTCGTGTAGGCAAAAACTGTAAGATTATTTTCTGTGGAGACTTCCGCCAATCAGACTTTACTAAAGAACATGAGAAAAATGGTTTGATTGACTTTATGAAGATACTTGATAGAATGAAAGCATTTGAATACGTTGATTTTACCGAGAATGATATTGTTCGCTCGGCAATGGTGAAGGAATATATTATTGCTAAAACAAAGCTCAACATCATCACGTAAAGTATTTGAGCATCAGTTCTATGAGTTTGAACAACTTGAAGCCATTATGGTGGAAGGTAAACGATACTATAAGCTACCAGATGGCTCACTTGCCATGTCGGTTACCACAGTATTGGGTTCTGCTCTAGATAAGACTGGGTTGATGGAATGGCGGAAGAGAGTTGGTGAGGAAGAAGCCAATAGGATTTCTACACAAGCCGCTACTCGTGGTACCGCCATCCATCTTCTAGCTGAACGATACCTCTTGAATGAGGACAGATGGGCCCGTGATGCAATGCCGTCCAATATCTTCAGCTTTAATGAGATCCGTCCTATCCTTGATGCCAACATCGGGAAGATCTATGCCATCGAGGCGCCTTTATATTCCATTGGCCTTAGGGCCGCCGGTCGCTCAGACTGTATAGCCGACTGGAACGGGGTTCCGTCTATTATTGACTTCAAGACCTCCAGGCGGCCCAAAGAGGAAAAGTGGATCGAGAGCTACTTCCTCCAGGCCACAACCTATGCTATGATGATGGAAGAGCGGACGGGTCTGGCGGTAAAACAGTTTGCCATCGTCATAGCCGTCGATGGGGCAGAACCTCAGGTGTTTGTGAAGGATATTGCCCCCTATAGAGACCGAGTTCTACAGATCTTCCAAGGCCGCCCAGAAATGTAACTGGATTGTTAACAATTGTAACACACTTTTGTTAAAAAAATATCGTTTGGGGGGTTTACATTGTCCCGGTTTTGATATAGTATTATTAGGTAAATTGGTTCACACACCTAACCTAAGGAAACCTACATGAATAAGATCCT